GCTCAGAAGCGGCTACTGAGTATTTCAACAACAAAAGCGTAATAGCAAAACGTGTAGCGTCTAAGGGCAAGAGTGACTTAGACGCATTCATGGCTCTTGAGAAGATTAAAGAGCAAGAGGTCTGGTTGAAAGATTACATGGTGTATGCAGGCCGTCCTGAGATGTACACCGATTGGCTGCACTTTCAGTCAGAGTGCAAACGGCAAAGAGAGTCTGAGGCACGTAGATTGCTTGCGGTTCGCAGAACTAGAATTAACATGATAAAAACTTTTGTCACCGTTATTGGCATAGCAATAGCAGTGATACCTATTATGATCTATGGCTTAATACTAATGGTGAAAAGATAATGGCTACTGTAAAAGAGGCTTTATTAAAACTGGAAGGGCATGAGCGAGAATGTACTATTCGCTATACAAACATTGAACGTAGGTTGGCAGATGGCTCTGAGAGATTTAAGAAAGCTGAGATGATGATCTGGGGTATATACCCGCTGATTATCGGTTTATTTGTAGTCGGAAAGATGTTTCAATGAGCATCTTCACTGCTTTACTTGGGCCAGTAGCAGACCTAGCGAAGGGCTACCTATCTAATAAAGCAGAGCAGTCTAAGGCCAAACACCAAGCCAAGATGAACGTCATACAGAACGATGCTGACTGGGAGTCCAAGATGGCAGACGCTTCCGCGAGCAGTTGGAAGGATGAGTTCTGGACTATCGTTCTTTCTATACCAATCTTTATGGTGGGGTATGCTATAATCGTGGATGATATGACTATTGTTGATAGAGTGCATGAGGCTTTTATTGCTTTGAACGGGTTGCCTGAGTGGTATCAATACCTGTTATTCATTGCCATATCTGCCAGCTTTGGCATCAAGGGTGCGGGTAAGTTAATGAGCATGAGGAAGTAAGATGGGAAAAGTTGTTAGTATGAGGCCAGACCTAGCTAAGTTGTGTGAAGAGTATGACACTATGGTGGTAATAGGGGTTAATGATAGCCAGATACAAATCATTAGCAACATGGAAGATCCTGATATTCTGTATAGCATGGAAGTCGCAAAGTCAGAGCTTATAAACGCATACTTCAATAGTTATGAGGTTCACTAATGCAGATGCAATACTTCAGTATTGACGAGTTCAACTGTCAAGAGACTGGCAAAAATGAAATGAGTCCATTCTTCTTAGAGAAGCTAGATGAGCTGCGCCACACTTGCGGGTTCCCTTTCAAGATAACCAGTGGCTATCGAGATTCCAGCCATAGCATTGAGAAGCGAAAGACTAGACCAGGAACTCATGCCAAAGGTATTGCTGCTGACATTCATATCAACAGCGGATCAGAAGGGTATGTGATTGTGCGTGAGGCTATGAAACTTGGCTTTTCTGGCATAGGAATTGCAAAGAACTTCATCCATGTAGACGTACGTGATACCGTACAGGTTATCTGGACTTACTAACTCAACAAGCTCTTTCTAGTCTTCTTGGATTCTTTGAATGCCTTAGCTGTGGGTGCGCCCTTAGCTCCAGGTTTTCTCATCTTCTCACCGCTACCTGCTTTGATGCGCTTACGTTTGGCATGGATGTTTGCGTATAGACCTTTCATTACCATTTACTCTTGTTAGCCCAGTACGCGGCAGACATCTTACCCTTGGCGATGTTCTTACGGTGACGGGCTTTGAAGGATTTACGACGAGCCTTTTGTTTGGCTGTCTTGGGATTAGCACCTGCACCACTTACGCCCTGCTGACCATAGCGTATTGTCTTAACCTTACTGCCTTCCTTGGCAACCACAACGTGAGATTTGGTGGGGTGCTTGGGGGTTCTCTTGGGCTTGTTGTAGCCAGAGACTCCGATTCGGGATAGTAGACTAGATTTTTTAGTGTCTTTACTCATGGCCCAATTATAACATTTTTAGGACTCTAATTCACGCTCTATTAGAAAGTCACAGTAGTGCTTGATCTTGCGCAGGTCTTCAACACCACCCTTGCTCTTCCAGCGTGTCGCGTATTTAACAATGTTGCCCTCGCAAAAGTCTAACTGGTTTGCCAAGATGTATTCGATAGGCTGGATGGCTGTCATGTAATGGCTACCACCTACCTGTTTAGTATTTGCCGTCATACTTCTTCCTCAAGTAGTTCATGGATACAGGCATCTCATCACACTGACCGTCGTTGACTTCGTGTAGCATCCACACACCGCGCCAGCTACTGTTGGTCTGTGCTGTCAGGTAGTCCTCATCATGGACGTAGAAGATACCAGCGAACAATCCGATCATGGGCTTCATGTCTGCTCGGTTGGCAAAGGCAATGTCTCTATCCTGAACGTGGCCCATCACACAGCTCATGTGCTTCTTGGATAGCATCAGCTTGGCACTGGATACAGGCCGACCCATGATACCACTGGTGAAGTAATGCGAGTAGGCAATGCCGTCAATGACACAGACCTCAAGGAAGTCATAGACCTCCCAGCCCATCTCATCTAGCTTCAGGTCAGCATACCCTATCAGTCCCTCTAGCTTTGCATCAGACTCAATGGCTCTCTCAATGCGCTGCTCATGGTTTCCCAGTGTGAATACTAGGCGTGGGTTCCAGCGTTTTCTTCTGCCCTCAGCCAGTCTCTTCTGCTCTGCTCTGATAGGTGCCAGGAATGTTTCCAGACCCTTGATACCTGCATCAATATCATCTTTATATCGACGACCTTCAAAGGACTTCTTGCCTACATCCCAACTGGATAGCGAGGGCATATCCCAGTGATCTCCAATGTGAACGATTACGTCGGGCTTCTTCTCTACAGCGTACCTTCCTGCCCACTCCAAATGCTTGAGGCTACTGCCTGGTTTCACTTGGGTGTCAGGGATAATCATGTGCTTCATAATCTACTCCATTAAAAAAGCCCCCATCAGGAGGCTATGTCTTGGTATGCAATAGCGGCTAGGCCACATATTACAACAATGATTGCGATAGTCACGGTAAAACCCCAGTAGTTTGTAGAGGGGCGGATTATACTAGCTATCGCTGATGATATATAATGATACATATTGATTCATTCCATACCAGTAATGGTATATCAGTCGCACGCTTTCATCAGGTCAAACCAAAGTTGAACTTCAGTTTTGCATGGATCAGGATCGTCACTCCACTCCTGCATATACGCCTCGTCACCATGGGCTGAACATCTTGCATAGTCCAAACCCCCATCAAGGAAGTACAATTTGCCGTTGTCGTCTCTATGGTCAACATAGTCATGCCTGTGTTTACTTTCGAGAATCTTCCCATCAGGGGTTTGTAATCTATTTCTAACTAAGCGCATTATTAAAATGGAATGTCTTCATCAATAGCAGGGGCAGCAGCTTGCGCAGGAGCAGCACCATCGGTGAAGAACACCTTTACATTTCCAAGGATAGGGGTCTTTACACCCTGCTCACGCTCTTCAGCGGAAGTTGACTGAGATACAAAGCCATTGTTCTCGTACTGGTCTTGCTCGGCAGTATCGATGAATGTAGTCAGGTCAAGGTATGTACCTTTCTCACCCTCAAACAGTCGCGCTTTGTCGATCTTTTTAACGTCTAACTTAATGCTTAATCCAACTTTCATACTAATCTCTCCGTCTCTGTTGTTATGGTTTCTACTGCGGCCAGAACTTGCTCGGCCATTGCTTCAATAAACTTCTCATTGCGTCTTGCTCTTACTAGCAGGTGTGGCATTTCGGGGTGGTAAGACATGAAGTCCCACCAATCTCTCCCAGTTATCCACATACAGCCCTGCACTTGCTGGTAATACTTTGCTGGCACCTTACCTGCTCTCAGGTAGCTAACGTGTACCGAGTCAGATGGACATTTTATCTCAAGACCACCATCAGTGCTAACTAAGCCATCAGGACTACAGCCAAACTCTTCACTGTCATCCAGGATGAAGCCTGTCTCTACCACTTCAAAGTCAGTGATAAACTCGTAGGCTTCCCTAGCTTCTGGCTCCAGTGCGTTACCCCTTTCCATGTGCTCATTAGTGAAGAAGGGTTTACTGCGACCAGTCAATCTCTCAGCAATCATCTCATTGATGTAGGACTCTGCTGAACTAGAGGGCTTACCACTACCAGTGATTAACTTCCCAAACATTGAGGCTGATGGCCTGCCCAGTCTTGAGGCAAGCCACTCAGGGGAACCCTGCTCATCGTTTAAGATAATCATTTTACTTTGTTCTGCTCACTAAGGGGGAGCTGACGCTCATAATTTCTCATGCGCTCATTGAACTCATTCTGCTCTTTCCATTCATTCCTAAGCTCACGAATTGGTCTATGAAGATCAACACCCCTATCAGCAGGGTGATGGGCGTTACTTTGATTGCCACCTGTTAGTAAACCACTGCAATCGTAAGTGGGGCGGCCAGTGTAGTCATAGCCAACATGAGTACAGGCTAGAGACACAGAGCTTGCAGAAAAACACAAAACAAATAATATCTTTTTCATTATTTCACCTTCGCTTGCAATGCTGCTATTGCTCTTGTGTGGTGGACGGCCAACATATTGTCAACCGAGTCTGCCTTGAAGTATTTCAGGAACTGCTTAACGTCTGCCTTACTTAACTCAAGCATTGCCTTAATCTCAGCGGCTTGCTCTTCACTTACTACTTCAGTCTTGGTTGACTCTGGAAGGTCTTCCCCTGCATAAATGTAGATCCCCAGGCCAAACATGGCAATACACTTTACTAGGCATCGCATACGAGCATCACTGATGTCGCGAGTGGTAGGGTTGACGATAGACTTATTGCGGTTATCCATAACTGGCAGCCACATAGAGTGCGTTACACCTTGCACTGTTACAGATACGTTGACTTCTACTGTGTCATTCTGCAAGCAGTTGCCAATATCATACTCATAGGTGGACTCAGGGTAGTGCTCCATCAAGGTCTGCCATGCCCAAGCCCATGATAGGTAGGTTAGCTTTCCTTTCTGTTCCACCTTAGCTGAACAGTCGATTGCGGACAGTGTTGCCCATACGGATTTTTTATTAGTCATTTATTACTCCTGCTGATTGCATTTGCTCAAGGACATAGCGAGAGCCATATCCAATGTCATAGGCGTGTGACTGCCCTTCTTTATGGGGATAACCTTTGCGGCAATCGTAATCACCGCGATCTAGGTCATTCAAGTAATCAATATCTACGCTCATTATTCTAGCTCCAAACCATGCTGCTTTAACATAGCATCACGCTGCTCGCTGCTTCTGGCAAACTGATTGATCTGCGCTCTCATAAAATAATCGACATCCTTCTTATGCTTTGCCATACGGATAACTTCTTGTTCTTTTTCGTATTGACTAGGCTCTGGCATGATAGGACGTTGCTCATAGAAGTCTAGGTTATCACCATCATGACCAGTAATGTCACCTATAAACTTATTAAAGCAGTCGTCTGGACTGCCGGTGCGGTTGGGGTCTTCATCTCTGTAATACATTAGATACCCCCATTGTGTATGTCGAACTTATACTTTGCTTCGGATAAGGCTTTCACAATTATTGCTGGATGATGCTGCGATCTTTTCCACTCACCACCTGACCAGTAATAAACAAAGTTATGAGCGCCTATCTTGTAGTAGCTGCCCATCAATGCGCCGATTGCGTCTTCCGGTATAGTTTGTGTATCCATGTTACTCTCCTGTTGTTTGAGTTGAGACAATATCAAGATGTTATTTTGATGTCAATAACCTATTGTAAAGGAATTTATATAGATATACTATGTCACTTCACTAACCAAACCGAGATAACTATGGATACTGCTAAAGCAATAAGCTACTACCTAAACCTGCATGGCATGAGTCACATTGAGTTTTCCAGGCTCACACTGCTATGTCCTGCT